CATGTCTCGGCCAGCAGCTAATTCGGCAGCAGCCTTACCGAGCCCGGCATCGCGGTACTCTTGCTCTCGCCGACGGAGGTCGAGCTTCTGCTGAAGCCTGCGCTCCTCCTCGATGTCGCCGCGCGCTGTCGCCACCGCGATTTGCTGCTGAAGCTTAAGCTCCTCGCGCCGATCTGCTAGTTCAGATGCCGAAGGGCCACCGCCACCACTTCCTTGGCGCTTGCGCGGGTTGGCCTCATCCTCGCCGCCGAAAGCCACGTTGGTCAGGTTGGCGACCGGACCTGACGCGGCCGCGATTACCGCATCGGCTGCTTTGAACGATTTATCCAGCGTCTTGACGGTGGCCTCTAGAGCCTTCGCATTAGCATTAGCCTGCTCCCAATCTGAACGCGCAAACGCTCCGCCGACGCCTGGTGCAGGCCGGTCGCCCGCCGGGTTTAGCTTTGCGCGGGCAGCCATCGCAGCTTGTGCCTGCGCCATCTTGGCCCGCGCATCCGCCAATGAGGCCCTTGCGGCGGCGAGGGAGTTAAGTGCCTCCTGCCGCTTCATGGCGGCGAGCTTCATTGCTTCCTTGCGAGCCTCACCGGTTGCGGAGGCAGCAGCAAGTGCGGCCTCTTCGTAAGCCGCCATCGCCTTATCAGCATTTTCAGTAGCGGCTGTTACCGCATTGGAGGCAGTCACCTGCCGATTGAGCAAGTAGTAAAGAACGCCAATGGCCGTGATCGCTAAGCCTATCGGAACCAGAAGTCGCGCCGCTGCCAAAGCGAAAAGTGACAAGGCGCTCGTAGCACCGGTTAGCGCAACGGCCAGCTTCACAAACAGAACCGCCACAAATCCGATTGGATTGATTAGCGCACCCAACAACGTGCCCGCGATACCCAAGCGCATAACGAAAAGCGGCAGCGCGAGCTTCGCTAGCGTTACCAGCGCCAGCGTTAGAGGGCCGATCGCCGCCGCAAACGCCCAAAGCCCGAGCCCGACCTTAAGGAGCATTGGGGGCGCGTTGGCGACGCTTCCCACAAACCCAGTGATTGCCTGTGTCACCGACGTGAAGAGGCTCAAGAGACCCGTCTCACCGATAGCGATCTTGAGGTTCAGGAAGGCCGCACTGAGTTTATCTGTGGCGGCAACATAGCCGTCCATCTGAATCGCGAGCTTGTCGCCGGCACTTGCGCCAGCAATCGTCTTCTGAAGATCCTCAAACCCCTTCTTGCCCAGGTCCATCAGGCCAATAGCGGTTCGCATGGCGTCGGTGCCGAACATCTTCGTGAGGGCTTCGGACTTGGACTTGTCAGAGAGGCCGCCGATCGCCTTCTGAAGCTCCTCTGCGATGACCGCCAAGCCCTTCATCTTGCCGGTTGCATCGAAGAATTTTAGGCCGAGCTGCGCCATCACGGCAGCCGCCTCTTTCGACTTTGGATTGAGGCTGGTGATGAAAGTCTTGAACGAGGTGCCCGCGTCTGAACCGGAGGCGAACAAGGCGCTGGTGGCCGCTATGGCGGTATTGAAGTCCTCAAAAGACACACCCGCCGCACCGGCTACGCCGCCAGCTTGCGAGATCGCAAGCTGAAAATCCTGAAAGCCGAACTTGCTGTTGTCCAGCGCACCCGTGATCTTATCCACGATAGGTGGCAGATCAGAGGAGACCTTGCCGAACTGGGCCATCACGTCCGTGACCGCGGCAGCCGCGCTGTTTAAACTGGCTGCATTAGCCCCGGCGAGCTTCATGGTGGCGGCCAAACCGCCCCCGAGAATCGCCTTTGCGCTCATACCCGCCAGCGCCAAGGTCTCGATGCCCTGGGCTGCCTCAGTGGCATTCCGCCCGACCGCAGGGCCGAGTTCCCGCGCCTGCTGGGACATTTCGGCAAGCTGCTTCGGGTTAATTCCCCGGATGGCGGCCTGAACCTTGTTCATCGCGGCCTCGAAGCCACCGGCCCCCCTGGAGGCAGAGACAGACATCGCCGCGAACGGCGCTGTAATGCCAACCGTCAGCCCGATGCCAATCTTCTTTATCGTGTCTTCCAGGCTCTTGAGCTGGTCTCCCACTGCCTTAGCGAATGACGCGATGCCCTGTTGCCCTTCGACCAATTCCCTCTTGAACGCGATGACGTTCGTGCCGAGGTCAATGCGCAAGGAGCCGATCTCTTCGCTCATGAGCGGCACTCCTTCCTTTTTGGTTATCTTGGAATCACGAGCCCCCCAGCGTAGCACTTGCCGCTTTGGAGGAAGTGATGCGCAGAATGTTACTCGTCGCAGCCATCGGTGGGCTCACAAGCTGCGGAAGCTCCGCAGAAATGAAAGCCGAAAAAAGCCAATTCGGCAGCACGTTTTTCAGCCTCTCAGCTGAGGGAAACGCTGCGGCTAAGCTCACCCTCTCGTGCGCCGCCGGCGAACAGCCTTCCATCCAGATCACCTTGAGCGAACCCCCGGATAGCCCGCCCCCGCTTCGAGGCGTGCTGGGCTCGTTCAAGGTAGGTCAGGAGCCGGCCCGCTCGGTCGAACTTGCTTGGGGAACGAGATCTCAGTGGCTGGTCAGAGACGACATAGTTTCAGCGCAACTTGCGAAGGACTTCCTGAGAAAAGGCACCTTCGATTTCATGCCCCCAGCCCAGTATACGAACAGTGAAGCATTGCGATGGACCTTGCCGGCGAGCGGCGTAGAAGTGGATCAAGCAAAACAAAGCTGCCTGCCCTAAGCCACCCTCCTGATCTTGATCGGTGCGCCGGCAGCTTGCATGTCCTGAAAGGCAGCCAGCATGTCATGAGTAGACTGCCGACCGTATGGTCTCGGTGGGGCGAGCAGGTCCTCTGTGGAAGGCAGGTATCGGTCTTTGGGCCAACGGCTCAAGCCAGCGATCAGGCGCGCCTGCGAAACATTGAGTTGCTGCTCCAGCTCGCAGCGCCTCTTGTACCCCGCCAGCGCCGAGGCAAGGAGGCGTGGCGTCTGAGCCCAAAAGGCATCCGGATTGAACCCGGCTGCGCACCACCTCTCATGCAGGTCTAGCCAGCGCCAACCTTCTTCCGTGGCGCCTTCGGAGGGTTTCCAGACCCCTCTTTCGCCTCCGGCATTGCCGCTTGGAGCGCGCGGCGCAGAGCGTCTGTCATCTGCTCAATGCCGGCGTCCGACATGATCTCGCCCGCCTGCACCTTTGTGGTGCCAGGCTGTTTGGCCTGCAGCCCCGCGGCAAAGATCGACCGCAGCAGCGTGAAACTTGGGTTGCCTTGAACCTGCTCAATAAGCTCGTTCAAACCCAGGCCGGTGTCCGCCTCGAGTTCACAAAAAGTGTTCACGTCGAACACCAGCGTTCTCTCAGTGCCACCGGCCTGAAAGACGGCCTCTCCCCTCAAAGGATTGGCCATCGATTAAGCCCCCGCTGCTTCGGTTTCTTCGTCCACCCACTTCACGCGGGCGGTGGCCGTGCGGCGATCGCCCATCGGATTCGACCGGGTGTAATCGCGAACAACCAGCGAGCCGGTAATCTCGTGCGTGCCTTCGCCATTCACGAGTACGATCTTGTAGGCGCGCGGGTCGCCGGCTGCCTTCGCTGCCCGCAGCAGGACGTCGGTAGCGGATCCGGGGATGTAGTTCATCACCAGGTCCGCTTCCTCGCCCTCTTTGAGAGGGGCGTTGCGGTAGCTCTTGTAGCCGACCGTCTTCATATGGCTCGTCTCGATCAGATCGGACGCGCCCGACGGCAGCGGCACTTCGAGCAATTCGTCCAGCTCGATCAGCGCTCCGGGAGTGGCACCATTGTGGAGGTGGAACTCCGTCAGGTGCCCGGTTTCGACATCGCTCATAGTAGTGTCCTCCTCTTAGGCCAGTGAGTGCCAGACGATCAGGTCGATGCTCGTCCGGAAAATTGTTGCTGTGTCTGTGGCGTCGAGGAGATCTCGCTCGCCTTCGAAATCGGTGGGGCGGAACCGGATTCCACCCACGGAGCCAGTGGGCTCGAGGGTGCTCACGATTGCCTCGACGGTGCGCCGTGCAGCGCCGTAGTCCCTTGCCCATATGTCGCACTGCACCCGCGTCCGACGCAGCGTCTGCAGCCCCTGCATGTGCCGCCCCCTCGGGGAGCTGATGGTCTGCAGGGTTACTGAAGCGCCATCTTCAGGGATCGCTTCGAGGGAAGGCCGCTCAACCCACGCGATGCGGTCATTGGTCTCCTCAAACACGGTCGCTTCTGCAAGCAACCGGGCCAGTAGAGCAGCCTGCATATCCATCGAAGCAGCCTCCTCTATCCCTTTGCGCGGCGCTTTATGTCCGCCGCCAGCTCCCGGCTGATTGCGCGGATAGCTTCCTGGCTTTTTACGTCGAACGCCGGGCGCATGAACGGCTGCGCCGCGCGTCCGCGGCTGCCAAACTCAACATCATCAGCGTAGTTCACGCCGTTAGGCGCTACCGAGATTTGGATAGTGCCGCTCCGGGTGATTGCGGCCGCGGTAGCGTCGATGCTCTCGCGCAGCGCCCCGGTTTGAACGGGTGCAAGACGCTTAGCCTCGTCCTCGATCGGCTTTGCGCCAGCCCTAAGTGCTCGCTGAACCGCCTTCGGCTCCGCGGCCTCGAGAATCCGCCGTAGCGTCCTGTCCAGCTCGGCGACTCCGGCGACCCTTTCCCGCCTCGGCATCTTCAACCTCCTCAACCAAACCATCTGCGATGAGTTGCCGGGGGTGCGGATGCTCGTAGATCCGCCCTGGATGCTTTACGAAGACCGGGCCGTAGGCGCTTTCATGCTGCCTGCGAGTACGTACCTTCACATCAACCTCCTGTTCGCGAGGATCTCAACCTTGGATCCGCCCTGGGGCATCGCACCGATGATGTTCCATTCAGTGCCTCCCCAGAGCAGCCGATCGGCGGCCGTGACTGACCGCGTCGCTGGGTTGGCGTCCACAAGGAAGCTCGCGCGCACCGTTGCATCGCGCTGAGCGGCATCGGTGGCCTCGGCTACCGCAACGAAAGCAATCTCCGCCCAGGCATGGCTAAGAAGGCTCCAGGCGCCGGATTTCGCCCCATAGGCGCCCTTTCCGGCTTCTCGCCGCTCGAGCGCTACCTCTGCGCCCGTCAGGCCCGAGGCGGCCACGTAAAGGTGCCAGGCTTGCACTTCGTCACGGCGACGCACGGCGATGACCCGCAGCTCGTCTCCGTCGCGGTCGATCAGGTCGCCCGGGGCAGGCGTTCCGCCAAACACATCCTGAGCAACTTCAAACATCAGGCGATTAAGCGGCAGGCCGCTCCCTTCGGTGGGAAAGACATCCGAGCCGCCCTCTGCGGGAATTCCCATGATCTCGGCCAACGCAAGCCCGCCACCCGTGTAGAGGATCGCTTCCGAGAAGGTCTCGCGGATTGCGTCCAGCGCGGCAGCTTCATGAGCCAGCATAAGACTACCTTGAGGCTGAAGGGACGGACGGCGGCGGGGGATTAGCGCCGCCGCCCGTCCACGCGCTCAGGGGACCAAGCGCGCCTGTTCAGGCCGTGAGGCCAGGCTGTTAGGCGACGAGGCCCAGGCGAACCGCGGCCGTCGCGTCGGCGCCGGCTGCGGCGCGCGTGGCGACGCCGATCAGGGTGGTGCCGCTGCTCGAGGCGGTGACGCTCTTCGCGGCATCGTCCCAATAGACCTTGGCGCCGACCGTGAAGGTCTGCCCGGCGGTCTTTGTGATGGCGTAAACACCGCCGGTGTCGATCGCGACGGCTGCGCCGGCGAGAACTGTCACCGAGGCGATGCCGAAGAGCGAGCCCACAAGGACGCCGCCGCCGCTCGAGACGTTATAAGGAGCCGGGACGGTGATATTCCGCCCGGTCTGCTGGATCAGGTTCTTCATCTTATCCTCCGAAGGCCCGGCATCTCAGCGCGGGCGCGTCTGTACGGGAGCCCATCCCCGCGAAGGGCCATGGGTTATTGGCCGCTCTGGCTTTCCCGAGCGGTGCGGATAGCGGCGACGATGGACGCTTTGTTCGCATCGCCCTCAATGGCGACCTTCTCCTCGTCAGCGAGGGCGCGAAGTTCCGCGACCGTCATCTCGTCGAGACCATCGTCGGCCCCTTCGTCATCATGGTCGCGGTCGGCGTTTCCGCGCGCCTCGTCTTCACGGGCAGAGCGAATGGCGGCGATGATGGTCGCCTTGTTCGCGCCACCCGCAAGGGTGATCCCCTCGTCAGCAGCAAGGGATCGAAGCGCCGGCACCTTCATGGCGTCGAGGCCGTCGTTCTCGTCCTCGACCTCAACGTCGCCGCTGGCATCTTCGGCCATGCCGGCTTCGATGAGGCGGTTCGCCTCGTCCTCGGGAACGGTCTGGACGCCCTCGATGGGGCTGCGTGGCAGCCCTGCGATTATGCAGGTGGACAGCAGCGTGATTGCTTTGAGCTTCATCATGGTCTCCCTCCTTCGGGATCTTGGTGCCTTGAACGGCAAAGGGCGGCCCGGTTAGGAGCCGCCCTTCAGGTGGTCGGGTTGGTCAGGCGCTTAGGCCGGGGCTGCGCCCGGGTTCTTGTATGCGCCCTGGTGACCCGCAGCCTTGGCGCTGAAGTCGAGCCGGCCCTTGTACTCGACGCCGTCGACCTCGAAGCCGACACGCGTGTCGGTGTAGATGCCGCGCTGGCCGCGCAGGTAGGCATGCTGCAGCACCGGCGTCCGCGCCGGATCGGCGAGAAGATACCAGCTGTAGTCGGTGATCCGAGGGTCAACGACCACCGTCAGCGACCGAACGAAGCTCGGCACCACGTTCCCGACCTGGGTGGCCTGAACCGTGGTCAGCAGCTGATCGGCGGCCGTCTCGTTATCCGGACCGATGATCAGGAACTTCGGCGTCACGTTAAGCAACGTGGTGCCGTCCCGATCCTTCTGCTTGCGCATCGCGGCGCGCCCCGCAGAGAGCGAAACGACCGAGAGGGCCGAAGCCGCGGCAAGGTTGCCGTGATCGGCGTGGAAGAGCGCCTTGCCATCGCCGAGCGTCGGGTTGCCCAGCAGGGTGGCCCAAACCGCATTGGCCTCGTGCAGCGCCGCGCCGCGGCCGAGGTGCCCCGCCATGTCGCCGAACAGGCCGAGCTGATCGTTGATGATCAGCTGGCGCGAAAGCGAGATGATGCGGCCAGCGGTCCACAGCTTGAAGCTGTCGCCGATGTCCTGGAACGAGGCGTAGGTGTATTCCCCGTTCTCCTCGACCACCAGAAACTCGGGCGTGCCGGTGAGGCCGGTGACCGGGTTCGGGCGGAAGTCGTTGGCGCTCTTTTCGCGGCTAAGCTGGCGCCACTGGTCATCATCGGCGACCGTATAGGCGTCCATGATCGTGACGTTGCCCGCCTGCTGGAGCGCGAGGGCGAAGTCACTGGTGGTCTGAGCGCCGTGGCGCTGCATCCCAAGGGCCGCCGAGACCAGCTCGAAAGGCCCCATGCCGGCGTGGCCCTTGACGCCGGAGCGCTGCAGGTAGTCGCGGGCAATTTCGCGGGTGGTCATGTGGCCGAACATCTCGCCGCCGTCCTTCGGGGCGTCGGAGCTGTCGTTCATGCGAACCACGAGGGCGCCGGTCAGGGCAGCGCGATACTTGTCCTTCTCGTCGACCGAGATGGTGACCGCGTTGTCGATGTTCGGCGCCGAGCGCGTCTCAGCGTAGCGTTCGACCAGGGCGGCGTTGAGGTCCGCCTCGGTCATCGGCTTGTCGATGTGGCGCTCGATCAGCTCCACCGCGACATCGTTGCCGAGGCCTCGGGCGCAGACTTCGCGAATGCGCTTGATGGTGATGGGGCCGCCGGTACGCTCACGATCCTCGGCTTCGCGCTTTTTGCGCTCTTCCTCCTGCTTACGCTCCAGCTCGGCTGCAGCCTCCTGCTCGCGCTGCTTCTTCGCGGCTTCTTCCGCCGCCCGCTCTTCTTCGGTCATTCTATCCTCCTTTTGAGGCTCGGTGACGGCACTGCCGCGGATGGTGCAGGGATGGCCTCCCTGCTGGGCGGACCTGGCGCGCACCTGCGCGCCGGCATCGAAGGGCACGGCCACCATCGAAAGCTCTACGGGCTCCCAGTCGGTAGCGAGGAGGTGCGGCTTTTCGCCCTCCGTCTCCGTGCGCAAATAAGTGTGGACCGAATATCCGACGCTCACGCTGCGGATATGGCCGTCGATGATCTTCTGGTTCGTGTCGGCGACGTCCGGCGTCTTCGCGAGCGCGATGCGGGCAAGCCCCTGCCCATTCTCGATTCGGGCAGTCCCGGGCACCACCGACCCGAGCACCGCGGCGAGCGTGTGATCGCGGTGGCTGTCGAGCAGGCAGGCTCCGGCATTGAGGCGGTCGAGCCGAACCGCCGAGGGCTCCATCGACAGCTCCTCGACATAGTATTCGCCGTCGTACCAGTCGAAGCGCATGCCAGCGGCGCCGGTCGACCAGACGATCTCGACCGAATTGTCGGCCTCCAGATACGAGGAGGGCCGCACTTCGGCGGCCCTGATCATCGTCGGTGCTGTGAGCTGGCGCTCATTCTGAGGCGGGGGTGCCGGGTGGGACATTTTGCCCTCCTCCTTGTGCGTTGGTGAACATGGCGGTGATCAGCGCGAGCAGGCCCTTGCCCTCGAGCATCTTGATGTCGGCCGCGATCTCGTCGCTGAGTTCGTCGAGATCGTATCCGCGCTCGGCTGCCACGTTGCGAAGGCTCTCGACGCCGGCGGCGATCTCTTCGCGGCGCGCCTTGATATCCTTGCCCGGATCGACCGATCCGAACGGCGGCGGCGTCCATTTGAACACCGGCGTCCTCGCGCCTAGGATCCCGGTGACGAAGCCGGCCTCCACCCACGCCGCGGCGATCGGCGTCAGCAGCCGCGGGATGAGCAGCAGCCACTGCAGGCGCGATACGAACCGCTGGAATTCGAGGTCGCCAGCGCGATAGCTGGAATAATTCACGTTCGAGAGGTCGCCGGTTGCCCGCTCGTAAGTGGTCTGACCGCCGGCGGCCATGCGAAGGCCCGCCCAGCGCATGAAGTCACTGATGCCTGCGTCCGCTTTCGGATCGCCAAACGTCATCTGCTCGCCCGGTCGGCCGTTGATGATCATGCCGGGGTAAAAGGCTTCCTCGGGTGGGTCGCCGGGCTGCACCCCCTCCGTCTGGACGTCGCCCATAGCCGGGTCGTCGCTCGGATCGGCGTCCAGCGACGGCGCCCGGAAGCCGACGAAGCATGCGGAGATCTTCTTCCGGATGCCTTCGGCCTCCAGGTAGTCATCGACGTCGGTGAGGACGTCCAGCACCGACTCGAAGTGCGGACGCCCACGCCATTGTCCGGCGCGCGTGCGGTGGAACAGGTGGATCACCTGCTCAGCCGGCACCACCACCGGGTCGCCGTAATTTTCGATCTCGCGGCTGCGCTTGAAATGGTAGGCGACCGGCTTGCCCTCGGTTCCGTATTCGATGCCGTCGCGGATCCGGGAATTGGCTACCGCCGCCGTCGTGTCGAGCTGCTCTACGTCGAGCACCTGAAGGCGCAGCGGGTGGACCGCAGCGTTCGGGATGAAGCGCTTGACGATGAACACCTCGCCATCGTCGAGCCAGATGCTCGCGATCAGCGCCTGCAAGCCATAGAGGTCGTAGACGCCATCGTAGTCGCAGACCGCGATCCAGTCGGCCCAGACCTTCTGGATCGTCTTGGACGCCTTCACCGTTCCGGTGATGCCGTAGCCGACCAAGCTGTTGAGCAGTGAGGACTTGGCCTTCACCGCGAAAGGGTTCGTCTCGAAAACCTGTCGAAGGACCGCCCGGTCATAGCGGTTCATCGGCTTGTTCTGCTGCGCCTCGTACCGGCGGGTCGAGGGGTCGTTGATCCGCCAATCATCGATGCGGCGCCGCACCTGGTGGCGCTGACCAATCTGCTCAACCTGCCGAAGCTGGACGCGCGCCGCCTCCCGCCGAACCGCTGCGTGCGGCGCGACGAGCGCGATGGCGCGATCGAGGATGTTCACGGGCGGCGCATGGTGCCGCGGGTCGCGCGGATCCTCGGGTTGACCTGACTGGCCGAGGCCAGCAGCTCAGCCTTGATCAACTTGCGCACCTCGATCATCTGCGAGGCATCCTGGTAGGTGACCTGCCGCCCGTCGGCGAAGGTCACGCTGCGCACGTTTCCCGACAGAGCGGCGTCGAGCCTATCGAGGTCGGTCTGCGTCCAGGCCACTATCGTCTCCTCCCGAGCCAGTCGCCGCGTCGCGGTGAGACCCATGATTTTCTGTTTGGCTGCGGCCGCCGCGTCGGCGTCGGCTGCTCAGGTGTCGTCGTTTTCTTCTTCGCGGCAGGCTTTACCGCCTCGAGGGCGGGCGCCGCTGCGACTGCCTCGCTGCCGGGCGCCTGGTCGGGCACGCGGTACGCCGCCGGCACCCAGCGCATGTGGGTCCGCGACTGCGCAAACGGCGGCCGAAGCAGCGATGCGTAGGCTGCCACGAGCAGATCCCACGTTTCGTTGCGCGGCCGCACCTTGACCCACTTGCCCTTCTGCAGCTCCTCGGCGGCGATCTCGTCGACGTGCATGTCGAGGAGCCGCCCGCTGGCGCCTTCGTCCTGGCTTGCCTTTAGGGTTCCACCGCCCGTTTTCCCGCCGGGCAGGTGGATATAGCCCGGTCCGGGATCGGTTCGGCGCAGCCTTGCGTCGATGATGTTCTTGATGCGGTGGACGTTCGGCATCCACAGCTCGGCCGAAGCGCGCTTCGGGCCGCCGCGGCGCTTCTGATCCGCGAACTTCGCCCGCGGCATAAGCTCCTTGATCGGGCTATTTCCGCCCTTGGTCAGCGTGATCCGCGACTTGTGGACGCCGATTGCCTTCGCCGCCTCCCAGAACGCCTTGGCGAACTCCGTTGCGCCCTCGCCCTTCGCGCCGCCGCCACCAACGTCCAGCTGGACGGTGAGCGGAGGAGGCGACTTCCCCGATCCATCGGCCAGCGGGTACCGCCGGTCGAACAGCGGCAGCAGCACCCGGCTGTGCTCAGGGTGGCTGAACGGCGCCGGGGAGGTCAGGCCGTCCTCCAGCACGTCGATCGGCCAGCGGTCGATCAGCCAGCCCTCAAGTCCATCGCCCCATCCGAATGCCTGGCACTCAAGCCGGTTGTTCTGGACGTCGACCTGGATGCTCCAAACCTTTACGCCTGCCGGGATGGTTCCCAGCTTGAAGCCGCGCTCGCGCCGCGCCTTGAGGGCCTCGGCGTCGATCGGCTTCTCGCCGCTAAGCTGCGAACGGTAGTTCTTGCCGCCCTTGGTGTTCACGAACGTGCGCAGCAGGCCCTCGTCCTGGCGCAGCACCCATTCGATCTGAGCCTCGCGCCAGAGCCGCGCCAGCTTCGGCCAGCTCGTCAGCGCCATCAAGCCGTCGATGCGGAACGTGCGGCGGCGCCGCGAGACCGTGTCGTTGGCCGCCACGAACCCGCTCGCCGGCAGGCGCAGCAGACTGTTGATCAGCGGCCGCCGCTCGCTTGGTGCAAGCACGCAGCCGTTGCCGGTGCCGCAGACCACGTGGGCCGATGCCTCGGCGTCGTCGGCGGTGCCGGTGTCGTCGAACTTCAGATCGGCCAGGAGGTCAATCTCCCAGCGCTCGCCGCACTGCGGGCACTCGGGCTGCAGCCGCTCGTCGGTGCCGCCGGAGACAAACGCCTCCATGCCGCCGCCATCGTCGCGCGCCGGCGAGGAGGAGATGAACTTCTTCTCGCGGCCCTCGAACGATGTGTGCCGACCTTCGAGGAGCGATATCGCCGAGCCCTGCCCTTCGATGTCGTCCGGGAACTGGTCGTAGTCGTCGAGCCACCCGTAGCGGATCGGGCGCTGGGTAAACTGCCCGGCGACCGGCCACACCGCAGACAGGAACATCCCGCGGAATTTCTTGAGCCATAGGTTGTTGGCGTTGAGGTCGGGGGAGAGCTTCCCCTTCACCGCGGCCGTCGCGTCGATCATCGGGTTCACCCGAGTCTCGACAAAGTTCTGCGTCAGCGTCTGCGACGGCTGCGAGATGAGCATGTTGGAGGGATCGGTATCTACGATCCAACCGGTCCACGCGAGCCCGATGTCCGTCTTGCCGCCCTGGCTTGGGCCGAGCAGCCCGACCTCCGAACTTCGCGGATCGCTTAGCGCGTCCATGATCTCGGACTGCCAGGGCAGAACCTCCGGGTCATAGCCGCGGTGCTTGACCGCCCACTCGCTGACCGTCAGCTTCTCCTGCGGGCGCAGCAGGTGCGCCTGGGTCCGAACAACGTCAGCGCCCGTTCGGAAAGGCGGAATCCTCCAGCGCGGCGGCGGGATCCGCGAGGCTGTCGCCGCCGTCGCCAATCTCGTCCTCCATTTTTTCCATCAGGTCGGCGAGGGTGGTGTGGTCCGCCTCCATCAGCCGGTCGATCGCCGCAAGCTGGTCGCGGCTGAAGTCCGTCTTCTTCGCAAGCCTTGCGGAGAAGGTCCGCCCGAGCTGCTGAAACTTCACCAGCACGTCGCCGAGCGCGCCTTGCACCGATGCGAACGGCACCAGCTCCCCGCGAAGGCGGGCGAGCTTGATCGCTACCACCTCCTCCTCGAGGAGCTGCCGGCGCTCGGCGATCGATAATTCGACCGCGCTCTGACTTTCGTCCGCTGCGCCGAGCCCGAGGTTGAAGCCCAGCTGCCGCAGCGCCTGCGCCCGATCCCGCGCCTCCTGGCGCTTCGCCTCCTCGCGGGCGAGGTACGCTTGAGCAGCCTGCTCAATGTCAATCTCGTAAGCGTCGCCGTTCGAGCCGCGCTTCAGGATCCAGGCTTGGTCGGGCTCTGCCGCGATCCACTTCCGCAGGGTGTTCTCGGAGGCGAGGCCGGTGGCGGCCAGGTCTGAGAGGTTACCGAGCATCAGCTACATCCAACCCGAACCGGAAGGACAAGCAGCAGCCTGAAAAATATGTCGCTCTCTTGCGAGAGCCTCGCCTTCGGCCCCCGCATACACCTTGGGGCCGGGAAGGACCCGCAAGGGGGGGGTCTGGGCCATGGCGTGCGCCCCGAGAGCCGAGGCGGGGCAGCTTCCGTGCCAGTCCTGTCCACCTGCGAGCTGGTCGCGTCGGAACAGGCCGAACCGTTTGCGCTGGACTCGTGCAACGGATCGAAGCGCCGACGAGGGTGCGGGCGGTTGCCCGCAGGCACCGCCCGTCCGATCAGATGCTGCGCATGGTCCGTCTCCCGCCATCCGGCTGCTCGCTCCGCGGCGTGCACTTCGCCTCAGGTTGGTCATCAAATAGACCGAAAAGCCACGGAGACGGACATCCATTATTTGCTCGCTCCGCACATTCCGTGACTGGACTCGGTTCCGTGGCGGTTTTCTGCGGAGTTAAGAGAGTTGGCTATTCGCGTGATCGCCCGGCTATACCGCTTGCGCAGGGCGTCAGCGTGGCCTCCCCAGCCCATAGGCTTGCACAATCCCCGCCAGGGCACCTCGGCTGCACCCTTCGCCAGCGCCTGCAGCGCCAGCCCCACAAGCTTGCGGTCGGCGGGCCTGACGTACCCGGTCATCCAGCCCAGCGCCTGCTCCATCCGGTCGACCTCCGCCGACCGCAGCCCGAGGCGAGGCGGATGGTCATCGGTCTGCCAGTAGTCGTTCCACTCGCGCACGATGGACTGATAGAGCGAGGAGATGCTGACGCGCTGGAAGCGTGCCTCCCGGTCAGGCATGCGCCCGAGGAACTCCCACGCCTCGATAAGCCGTTCCTCCACCGCCTCGAACGTCCAATAGTCCGGAGGAGAGGTTGGCCCCTCCATTGGAGAGGTTGCCGAATGGCCCAACCCCTCCAGAAGTGCTCTGCGTCTTTCCCGGTTTTCAGCCATTTTCTTTCTTCCTTTGGAGGGGATTGGAGAGGTGGAGAGGTTGTGTGACCCATTGACGGGTGAGAAAATCTTCTGCCCCTGAAGGCTCGCGCATAACGGGGGTCATGTGCAAAACCTCTCCACCCCTCCAATGCCGCAGAAAACTGCCAAAAAAGCCCTCCACCAACCCCTCCTCGAGGAGAGGCTAACCCCTCCAATCACGGCCAATCCTCTTCGTCCTGCGGACCGCGGGGCTGATTGGGTGGAGGCGAGGCATCGCGCTCGCCCGGATAGGGCGCGGCCTCCTCGGAGAATTCGTCGACGGAGCGAGTCATCTCGATGCCCACCCAGACAGATCCGTTCGAATGCATCTTCTCGTAGCCCCGGTCCTCCATCGCCTTGGAGAAGCCGACCTGCGACCACTCGGCGCCGCCGGTTGCTTTCGACCAGGCGGTGAAGAGGGCGAACAGCGTGCCAGACTTTGTACGCGCGGACTCCAGCTCCGCCGTGCAGTCGGCGAGAAAGCGCCCGAGCTGGTCGCTGGACTCCCGGTATTTGCGGGTGGCGTCGGTAACGACCTGCGGCTCAACAAGCCCGTTTATCCGCCAGTCGATCAGCCCGGCCATCAGCCGGTTGAAGATTCCCGATACTTCCTTCCGCAGCTTGGCAGGGAGGTCGCGGTCCACGTCGGCCGCGGCGATCTGAACATCCCAAGGCACCAGCATCACGCGTCGCCAGATGCCGTCGTCGTGACCTGTGATCTTGGGCTTGTGATTGCCCGAGACTGTCACCTTGAAGGATGGCAGGAAGTCAAAGAAGCCCTTGTTGAGATGCCGCGCGGTGATCTGCTCACCGCCGGTCACAAGCTTGATCAACGCCTCAGCGAGCTTAGCGCCCTTTTCAGGCTCCGATGTACGCAGGAACCGAATGCCCGGCAGCCGTGCCAGATCCGGCGTCGCTTCGCCGCCCTTGCGGCCGCGTCCCTGATCGAGAAAGGTTTCGATGGGCACCGACCCGCCATAGTCGCCGGCGATGAAGCTCCACTGGTCTACTAGGGTGGACTTGCCGTTGCGGCCTTTGCCGTGAAAAAACGCCAGCTTCTGCTCGCCGATATCGCCGGTGAAGCTGATGCCACCCCATTGATCAAGGAAGCGCCGCACCTCTGCCTGAGGCTGAACTGTCTCCAGGAACTTGTCGTACTCAGGGCAAGTCGCACCAGGCTTCCAGACAACGTTCGCGATTTTGCTGATGAGATCGTTAGCGTCGTGCGGGTCGAGCCGCAGTTCGGGGACGCCATCCTGGACGTCGATGCGGAGCGTCCCGTTGAGGACGTTGATGGCCATCCTGTCGACGTCGATCTCATTGGCGTCGATGGCGATGCCGGGGAAGGCTTTGGCAAGCCCGGATATGCAGCCGAGACGGCTTGCGCCCTCGGATGACTTAGCGTGCTCGGCCACCTGATCGGAGTAAAACCAGGGGATGGCGTTCGCACCGGATCCTTTGACCTTGATGAAGAAGTCGAGGCCGCGCTGCCGGATCCCGCGCGCTTCGCAGATCTTGCTGACCACCTCGAGCGGTTCTTCATCGTCCGCGAACGGCCGAACCCCGCTCTCGCGAATTGCCACCGCCTCGTTGCGAATGGCGCGGACGGTCTGCAGCACCGCGTACTGGACCTCGCCCGGTGCCTTGTCCTTTTCCTCGGAAAGCAGCTCCCAGCGGCGACCATCCCAGAGGAACCAGCCAAGCTCCTTGCAGAAGCGAAAGCGGTGGCCGTGCCGCGCGCGGAAGCGCTCGGCATTGCCGGCGTCGGTTAGCGCGAAGAAGCCGCAATGGCGATCAAGCGGCGGATCCGGCGTAACCCGAATTGCCTCGACGTCGCGTCCCCCCGCACCCCCCTCATCAGGTGCAGGGGCCGCGTCTCCCGATCCGCCCATGCCCTCCTCTTGGAAGGGAGGAAATCGATCCCCCTCATCGGGGTGCGGGGCCGGGCGGCCAGCAGGCTGAGAAGGCCGGGACGACCGGGCGCGGGCGCGCTCGGCGACCTGGCGCAGATCGCGGGCATTCTCGGGCTGCATGCCAGCGGCGAGTCCGTTGTCGATCGAGGTGCGGGCTTTGTCGGGCTCGTTGAAGCCCGCGACCGCCCCGTAGAGGGCCGCGCGCGCCATGTGCTCGCTCAAGGCCCCTGCCCCGACCAGCTGCCCCACGACGAAGCCGCTGGCGTTCGACTGGTTGTTGCGGTTGCCGAGCGGCGTGCCCGCCAAGGTGCGGCATTCGGCGTCCAGGGCGGCGAGCGCGTACTTGCGCACGGCCGCCTCTCCGGGCTCGTCCGTCGGTGCCGCATGCGCAGGGAAGGCAGCCGCCGGCTTGTCGCCGTCGACGTTGTTCTGTTTGCGGGCCTTTGGGGCGCGCAGTGCCGCAATGAGCTTTTCCGGCGCGAGCGCAAGCTCCGCTCCAGCATCGCCCCGCAGCCATCGGTAGCGGCGTCCGCCCTGCCCCTTCACCGCATCGGGCGCCATGACGCCAGGCGGCGCGATGACGTAGCCGCCAAGCCCGCGAACGTCGACGTGCTGGGGGAGGTTGCCGCGGTTGTTGATGGGCGGCCCACCATCGTCGGGCATCAGCAGGTAAAGGTGGACGCCGCCAGAGGGCGTTATAGCAGCTAGCGAGATCGGCAGCTCGTCGCCGATCTGCTCCTCGGTTTCCCGCTTGAGCTGCTCGAGCGTCCACTCGCGGGTCTCGATGACCTCGCCCGTTTCCTCGTCGACCACCTCCTCGGTGCGTGGATCGAAGTCGACCACGAACATCCGCAATCCATCGGAGTCGAGGCTGGGGTGGCCCGTCGCAATGGCGGGCAAAGCGTGCGGCCATTTACGCCACCAGGCGCGCAGCTGCTCCTCGTTGATGGTAGCCTTCTTCAAGCCACCGGTGCCGCGGATCGCCTGGCCGTGCTCGTCCCGATCAGCGGGAAGCAGCGGCGTCTTGTCTCGGGGGCTGCAGGGAAAGACCGGCCACCCGCGCCGGGCATAAGCCAGCGCCGCGTCGAGCGGCGTCTGGGGCGGGGGGTGGTTGTCCGGCATGATTCCCTTCAGAGTCGTCGAGTGGCGCCGGGAAGCATCCGGCGAGGCAGCAGCAGTTCAGGTGGGCGGCCTCAGTCGATGCCGAGCGCAGCCTTGTATGTTTCAAGCAGCGCGTCCGCTTCCTGGCGGGCATGCGCCTCCATCCGGCGGAGCCGAACGATCGCGCGGATGGTCTTGGTGTCGTACCCCCGGCTCTTGGCCTCGAGATACACATCCTTGATGTCGTCGCTGATCGACTTCTTTTCTTCCTCAAGCCGCTCGATGCGCTCGATCAGCAGGCGCAGCTCGTCCGCCGCAACGTTACCTTCAGCCATTCCCCATCTCCTCGTGTTGACCCTCAGAAGGGCACGCCGTCATCCAAATCGTGATCGAAAGCGGGCTGCGGCCGCTGTGGCGGCTCGCGCCGCTGTTCGGGCGCACCTTGGTCGTTTGCCGCGCCGCGCTGCTGCCCCTCGCGCCGGTCGAGCAGGCGGAGGCCGCCGCGGAAGCGCTGCAGAACAACCTCGGTAGTGTAGCGATCCTGCCCGCCCTGGTCGGTCCACTTGCGGGTTTGCATCTGGCCCTCGACGTAGATCCGCGAGCCTTTGCGGGCGTACTTCTTGGCGACGTCGACCAGCTGGGGATCGAAGATCACCACCCGATGCCAGTCGGTGCGCTCCTGCTGGTTACCGTCGCGGTCCTTCCAGTGGTCGCTGGTGGCGACGCTGAGGGTAGCGACCTCGCCGCCGGCGTTCATCGAGCGGATCGCCGGATCCTCGCCGAGGTGGCCGATGAGCTGGACCTTGTTCAGCATGCCGATGCCCGGCGTTTAGAGCGTGGCCTATCGTTCAGTTCGCGCGAAGCGGCTTCAGCTTCACGCTTGGCTCGTAGATCCGCAAGCTCGTCGTCTTGGGACCTGGCCAGCCTTGGCAGTGGTGGGTCCTTGCGGAGCGCCTGGTCCGCGTCCGCCCGCCCGAGGGAAACCTCGTTGGCCAAAAAGCCGCGCTGGCCATCCAAGACCCGGTTCGCCGCGTCGAGGTCGCCAAGTCGCACCGCCTTCGCAAGCTGCCTTGTGGGGGTATGATGATACATCGGCCTTTCTCCTCAGATTCGCATGGGCATGACGATCCCGAGCACCGAGGGGACGGTGGGGGATCGAAACAGGACGGGGGCTTTGGCGTCGGCGAAAAGCAGCTCCAGCTCGGCTGCCTCGCCGAAGATGCCAGCGACCGGTGCAGCGTAGAGCGCGTTCAGGCCGATCTCGAAATCGTCGCCGGTGAACTCGCCCTCAAGCGGCTCGACCGCGTTTGCGTCGCCCCCGCTGGAACGAAGCTCGCAGCCGGTAGAGGTCAGCCGAAACGCGAGCCCCTTGGAGCGGCCCGTCCCGTCGGCGGCCGCCTCGACAAGTGCCGAGGCAGCGCCGATGGCCCGCACCAGTTCGCCCGAGTGAACCCGCAAGGGCCGGTCGTTGCCGATGGGAATAATTCGACGATAGTCTGGGTAGTTGCCGTCGATCAGCTTCGCCAGGATGACCGTGGTGCCGAAGGAGATCAGCACCTTCTGATCCGATGCGCGGATGTCGATCCTGTCGCCCGCCTGCATCTTCGCGAGATGCCGGCGCAGCAGCAGTACCAACTTCTTGGGCAGGATAATGCCCGGCAGCTGATCCGCGCCTTGCGGGAGCGGAGCCTCGGCGCAGACCATGCGCACCCCGTCGGTGCTGGCCGCGCAAAGCTTGCCCTCGTGGACGTGCAGGTAAACGCCGCAGAGGTAGACCCGCGTCTTCTCCTCGGAGGACATGGTAATGTAGGTCGCCTCAAGCAGTCCGCGCAGCACCGGCGCGTCGATCTGGAAGACCACGTCGAGGTGGTCCGCGGGCAGCTTCGGATAATCCTCGATCGGTAAGGTTGGCAGCGTGCGCCGCGCCCGCCCCTGAAGCAGCGTCAGGCGACCGGCCTCGATGCGGAGGTCCACTTTGCCGGGGCGGAGCGAATCCACCGCCGCTGCCAGCTTGTCGGCGGGAACCGTGAAGGTCCCCTCCCCCTGCCCCTCGAAGGTCATCGTCGCCTGCAGGTCGAGGTCTGTGCCCACCACCGACCACCGACCAGGCGCTGCCTCGATCAGCAGGTTGGAGAGGATGGGGATGGTCACCCGGCTTTCGACGACCTCGCCGACCGCGCGGATGGCGCCCAGGAACACGTCCCGATCAATATGCATTTCGTTGCCGCTCACGCGTTTGCCTCCTTGTGCCGAGGCGGCGGTTCATCAATCCGCTCGGCTTCTTCTATGCATTCGATGCCAGCGCTGATCGCCCGGAACAGGGCCTCGCCGGGGATGATCGCGAGCTCGGCGGCGAGCGCTTTCACCCGGCTCCAGAGGTCCGGCCAGGATGCCGCGATGAAGGTAAGCACCTCGTTGGGGCGAGCGGCGGTCAGGTCGCCGCCCCGAATGGCAAGAACGTGATCCTCGCGCAGCGCCGGCGAGATCGGCCGATCCAGAACGTGGACCACGGTGCCCGTGCTTCGCGCCCGCTGCCGCGTTTCGCCTGCGGCGAGGGCCTCGGCCTTCACGCTCTCGCGGAGGGGAACGGGAGCGGCGGGCAGACTAGTGGCTGCCGCCGCTCCCTCAGAGACCTTGCGCGGGGGGGCTTCGCGCTTCGGTCGCCTGTTCTGATGCTCCGGGCGAAGCCGCCAGTGCGGCTTGGCGTTCGGCGGGCGCATGGTCTTTGCACCCGTTTCAGTAATCGTCACCACCCGCGTGTTCGTCATCCGCTCGACGGCGATCAGGCCGCGTGCCTCCAGGCGCTTGATCATCTCGGTGCCTTGCGTTGGCGACTGCAGATCGAAGCGATCCGCGATGGCGCCGTTTCCGGGGCACAGCTCGCCCGCGTCAGCGCAGCGCCGGAGCCAGTCCAGCAACGCCATCAGCGAGGCATGAGATGAGGGTGTGCGCACCGGCGGTTACGCCTTCTCGCGCTGCAAAAAGCGGAGACCGCCGCGCCGGGGCGGAGTGTCCATTTCGCCGCAGCCGCGGCCGACCGACCCCTTGTCCATGCCAACGAAATCTTTCCAGTGCCGCCATCCAGCCTCGGGGCAGTGGAACCCCCAGTGCCGAAGGATCGGGCCGGTGACGAAAATGGTCATGGCCGGATCGCCGGGCAGAACCTCGAGCCGGTGCGCCGCCCGCGGGCCGCGGCCCACAACGTCGCCAGCGCCGCGCAGCGTCATATGATGGACGCCGCCCGCCTGGATCGTGTGCTCGACGTATCTGCCCCGCACCACGATCGAGGCGTTTGGCCACGGGTGGTCGTGCAAGGCACGATCATCGTCCGATCGAAGGATGCGATGAAGGTAGATGTTGAACCACCGGTTGCGCGGCAGAACCCACCAGCGAAGCATGTAAGGATCGTCGAGGCCGCCGATCACGAAGTCGGGATCGCGGCCGTGCACGCGCTCCCGCGCCCAGCGGTCCAGTCGCCGAAGAAGGAAGGAAGGGATCCTCATTGCTCGATTGCTCCCGTCTTGCGCCCCGTGGCGACGATGGTGACCACCCGGCCCTTGGGCATGGTTTCGACACGGATGATCTTGGCTGAGATGAGCTTGCGCAGCTGGTAGGCGGCCTGGTCGGCGTCCTTGAGCTTGGCTAATTCGGCGAGATGTCTGTTGGTCGGGCACGGCCGGCGAACCGCGGCGAGGCGCCGCAGCACCACAAGCACCCGCTGCTCCTCGTCCCGCTCACCCTCGGGCGGTAGCGGCTGCGAGAGTCGCTGGGCGAACGCCGGGGCAACCGGCCTCGCCCGCCGGGTCGCGAGCCACTCGCCTATGCCCGGCGCACTGCGCCGCCAGTTGAGGACGACCTCGCCTTCGTCGTGCAGCTGGGTGATGGCCTCGACACCGGGCGTCCGGATAAGCCGGACGCCGCGGGCATAAACGAGACGGTCGCCCGGTTTCGATGACTCGGCCCAGCGCTCGACGGCGTCGGCGGTCATTGCCCAGCTTCCGTCGCCTACCCCCGCCGGCTGCTCCGGCTGCGGCAACAGCTTCCGCTCCCCCCGCAGCATCAGCGCGTCCCCCTGCCCTGCTCGGCGATTCCCCGGATCATTGCTGCCCTTCCTCCAGTGCTTGCGCGCAGAGCGCATCGAGTGCGGCGAGACGCTCCTGCGCCTCGGCGATCTGCTCGCGGAGGCCGCGAGAGCGGATCTCCTCAGCGGTAATGCGGCCATCCCCGAGAAGCTCGCAGACGGGGCTGATCACCTCGCTCACCTCCTTCGAGATGGCGCCGATCTCGCGGTGCCAGTCCGCAGCGCCCGTCGGGGCGACTGGGATCTTCACCAGCGCGAAGCCGGCCTTCCGGGCGAGCATGCGCGTGACCACGGGATGGTCAGGCGTCTGGTGGGTGACCGCTTCCAAGTCAGCGATCACGTCGACCGGCATGAACTCAGGAGCGTTTGGGTGGCCGTAGGCTGAAAGCTGCGAGAGCATCGGGCGGGAGTATTGGGCAGCTGCCTCAACGCCGCCGACCGCGCGGACCAGCCTTTTCGAGGCAGCCTTAAGCGCCTGCTTGTCAGGGCTGTGGGTGACGTCCCTGCGGGCGGTCATGCTGCGGCCCGCTCGGCATCGAAAGTTTCGCCATCTTTTGCGGTCGATGCAGGGGCGTCACCTGCAGCATCAGCTCCGTCAATGGAAACGCCAGCTGCCTCCGACGCTACGACGCTCTCATCAGTGGCCCAGTCCACCTCCAAACCCGCAGCAGTCGCCGCCAGCTTGATGTGTGCAAGACGTGACGGGGGAATTCCTATCCGCTTCCAACTGTGCACGGTGGAAATCGGCGCCTCTATCAAGGCAGCCACCGCAGTGGTGCCGCCAAGGGACGCAATTAGGTTTGTCGCGAAGGGGTCCATATGGCGCAAGGTGCGATAATCGGAAGTGATTCGCAAGCCCTAACTTGCGATAATCGCGTTTGCGATAATCGGATCGGTGTGGCCAAAGATAGCATGGCCAGACCATCTCCCACTTCTCAGGCGGCGCAGGAGATTTTTCGTCGCCTTGAGCAGCTGGGGGTGAAGCAGCAAGATTTAGCTGACGCCCTCGGCATCGACGCGAACAAAGTCTCGAAAACCAAGACTGGGGTTCGAGACTTTACGGCCGACGAGACCTTGGCGGCGCTGGAGTGGCTCGCAAAGCAGGAGGCGTCCAGGCGCACTCCGCCGAACTCTGGCGAAGCTCCGGATATACCCCCGACCGTGTCTGCCTCCGCGGAGGATATGGTCGAGATCATCCAGCTCGATCTGTCGTTTTCAATGGGGCCGGGCACGAACATTGATGATTACATCGAGGAGACCCCAGTCAGGTTCGACCTGGGATTCATTCGGCAGATCACCCGGACTCCCCCCGCGCGACTGAGGTTGGCGCGCGGCATTGGGGATAGCATGTTCCCGACTCTCCTAACGAGTGATCGGGTAATGATCGATACGACGCAAAGAATGCTGAACCTCGCGGATCGTGTTTACGCGATATCCCTCTTCGGTGCCGCAGCCATCAAACGGCTCCGGACTGTCGGCCCAAACCGCGTTCTCGTGATCTCGGACAACCCCGCGGTGGAGAACCAGGAGGTCGATGCGGACGACTTGATCATCGCGGGGCGGGTGGTTTGGTTCAGCCGAGATCTCTGACGGTGCACGGCATCCGGAGAGCCTTGATCAAACTTAGCGCCCTAACATTCGGCTGTGCGACGGTTCTCAGTTGTAACAGTGACGTGCCCGATAGGGTCGCGATTGGAGAGTTTTCATTCTCTGCACACAACAAGGTCTCAGGCAGGATGATCATTCCATCAACTGCGAGTCCGGAGGCGATGGAGGCGGCCGCCCGTGAGTGGTGTGGGGAAAGGGACCTGTGCTTCGTGCGGGGCTGGATTGCTCCCGCAGAATTTCCCCGGCTAATGCCTGGGGCGGCGCATGCGATGAGTGAGGAGATGCTTGCATACGTCTTCACGAGGAATCGCGAAACGGGCTTCGGAGAAGAGTCTCGGTGGGACTGCCGGCGTTGGCCGCAGCCGAAGCGATGCTTAGCCTGACGTCTTAGTCGACATGAGGGAACTAAGCCTAGCCGTGGTGGGAGCCGACTTCCCGAATAAGAAAGGGCCCGGGCGGAGATTCGAAATAGCGATCTGCGCTCCCGGCGAGCCGACACACCTTGTGCCTGAGCCGAAGAACCCGGCAGATCACCGGGCGATTGCTGTGTTTAGTTGCCGAGGGGTGCAGATTGGCTACCTGACTGCAGAGCGGTGTGGCTTGATCGGCAAGCAGTTGAGATCGGGGCGGGAGATTTCGGCCGTTTTCCAGCAAGCGACTCCGGCAGGCGCGCTCATCCGCGTGACGTTTGACGGAGAGAAGCCGGCACTCCCGGAGCCCAAACCATTACGCACTTCTGCTCCTGACGATAGTGGGTTCTGGCCCGACGAAATTCCGCCAGACATTTGATGGTGCGATAGTAGCACTTTCTCGTTGACCGTAGGTTCCGATTATCGCATTTAAGGGCGGTAACGGAGGCCCTCATGATTCGAACGCCCGCACCCTTCCCTCAGCCCGGCAGCTACGCGCTGCTGGTGGACCTGGGGCAAACCCACATCGTTCGCATATTATCGCGAGTCCCCGATGCCGCCGAGGCAGTTATCAGCTTCCCGGCCCGCTGGGGCGCGAGCGGCAACAAGACGGTGCCGCTCGCCGACCTGATCGATGGGACGCCGCTCACCGCCGATGAACGTCGCGAGATGCGGCACCTGTTTGAAGAGGCGGACGCACTCGCCGCCGGCGGACGCGCTCATCGCCAGCGGCTCGCCGAAGCTAACGCCCTACGGCAGCGCGACATCCACTCGGAGACGCTGGAGCGCCTGAAGGGCACCCTCCCCTCTCAGCTTCGGAGGGCAGCATGAACCGACGCCCGCCAATCGACCTTCCGGACGCGCTCGCGCCGCTGGACGACGCGCGCGAACAAGGCTGGGGACCGTTCCTGCGGTACGACGTGCCGGCGATGATCGCCTGCATCGCCATCGCGGCCGCGTGGGCGCTCGCCGTTTGGCGGCTGCCGTGATCGGGCGGATCGAGCGCATCGGCAGCGCCACCCTTTACCTTGGCGACTGCGCCGAGGTGCTTAAGACGGTCGGCTCGGTCGACGCGCTCGTCACCGACCCGCCTTACGGCATCGGCGCCGACAAGAACGCCCACAAGAGCGGCGGCAAGAACGGGTGGGCTGAATACGAGAATCACGATTGGGATCGGGAGCGCCCCTCCCCTGTCCTGTTCCGGTCGTTGCTCGCCTGCAGTCGCGAGCAGATCATCTGGGGCGGCAACTATTTCGCGGACCTGTTGCCGCCGACCATGCGGTGGCTGGTCTG